AGGTGGGAACATTCCAGACGGCGCTGGAGATCTATGCTAATGAGAATGCACTTCAGCATGACGCCCTTGCGAGCGGATTTGCTCAGACTGGAGATGGCAATGTAACACTTCTGTTCCCGGAATACAAGGATGTACGTCCTGGTGCACCGGAGCTGATTACTAACGACCAGGGTTGGATCACAACTGTAATGAACAAAGTTCATAAGAGTCCGATTTCCAGAATCAGAACTAGTCAGGTAGATATCCGCAACATCGATGCTCTTAAGGCTAAAGGCTATACTAAGGGAAAACAGAAGAAGCAGACTGGCAACTTCAAGCTGGTTCGCAGAACTACCGACCCTCAGACTGTGTATGTAAAGAGTGCGCTGCATAGAGATGATATCATCGACATCACTGATTTCGACTATGTGGCATACCTGTACAACATCGACCGCCTGATGCTCAATGAAGAGCTGGCAACTGCAATCATGCTGGGTGATGGCAGAGACGACGGAGATGAAGGCAAGATTTCTCCGGATCACATCAGACCGATTTGGCTGGATGATGATCTGTACACCATTCACGTTGATCTCGATGTAGCAGCTGCTAAGAAAGAACTTCAGGGAACCAATACCGCGGCTAACTTTGGTGAGAACTACATCATCGCAGAGGCCATGATCAATACCGTTCTGTATGCAAGAGAGGATTATAAGGGCACCGGTACCCCGGATCTGTTCATTACTCCTCATATGCTGAATCAGATGCTCCTGGCAAGAGACATCAACGGAAGACGTATTTACTCTTCCAAGACCGAACTTGCCACTGCACTGAATGTTGGTAGTATCAATACTGCGGAGCAGTTTGAGGGTAAGACCAGAACCACTTCCGACAGCAAAAAGAAGAAGCTGGTTGCCATTATCGCAAATCTGGCTGATTACTCCCTCGGTGCAACCAAGGGTGGAGAGGTTACTCACTTCACTCAGTTCGATATCGACTTCAACCAGGAGAAATCCCTGCTTGAGACCAGATGCTCTGGTGCTCTTACTCGTGTATACTCTGCAATTGCAATCGAAGAGGATGTAACAACTGCTTCTTCCGGTTCCGAGGATCACACAGCCTAAAGTCTTAAAGGAGAAAATTCAAAATGAGTAAATTTTACGGAGCAATCGGCTATTCCGTAACAGAGGAAATTCGACCTGGTGTCTGGGGAGAGAAGATTACAGTTCGTGACTACTACGGAGACGTTATTCGGAATACTCGACAGTATCAGAGTTCGGATAACCTCAACGACAATCTCAATGTGTCGAATGAGTTCAGCATCGTAGCCGATCCGTTTGCTTATGCGAATTTTCATTCGATGAGATTTATCGAGTATATGGGAGCTAAATGGAAAATTTCAAATGTTGAAGTTCAGTATCCCCGTTTAATATTGACCGTTGGAGGTGTTTACAATGAGCAGACGACTGAAACTGCATAATGCTTTATGCGACATCCTCTCGTGTCCAAACAAAGGACCAGAGTGTCGTGCTTATTTTCAACCACCGCCATCGGTAAAAATGAAATACCCCGCCATCGTTTACGCTCTCGACGATATTGAGAATACGTTTGCGAATGACGGGGTTTATTTGTCTGCGAGAAAGTATTCGGTAACAGTTATTGACAGCGATCCGGATAGTTCTCTCGTTGGCAAGGTGGCATCTATGCCGGCAAGCCGATTCAATCGGCATTACACGAAAGACAACTTAAATCACGATGTCTTTGAAATATTCTTTTAAGGAGGACAAATTCTATGAAAAAGAAACTCGTTTGGGACAAGACTGGCGAGCGCCTGTATGAGACCGGTGTCAGTCAGGGCGTCCTTTACCCGATTCAGACCGGCGGCGTATATAACTCTGGTACCGCATGGAACGGTCTTAGTACCGTAACAGAAAGCCCGTCTGGAGCAGAACCTACTGCAATTTATGCAGACAACATCAAGTATCTGAACCTTATGTCCGCAGAGGAATTTGGCGGCACAATCGAAGCTTATATGGCACCGGATGAGTTCGCAGAGTGCGACGGTTCCAAAGAGATTGCTCCTGGAGTGTTTGCGGGACAGCAGAACCGTAAGATGTTCGGCTTATCTTACAAGACGCTTCTCGGTAACGATGTTGAGTCCAATGATTACGGCTATAAGCTTCATCTCGTTTATGGTTGCTTGGCTTCTCCTTCCGAGAAGGGTTATTCCACTGTAAATGACAGTCCGGAAGCTATTACCTTATCCTGGGAGTTCAGCACCACACCAGTCGAGATTGCAACCTTAATCGATGGAAAGAAGTTGAAGCCCACTTCCATTCTCACCTTCGATTCTACCAAGGTCGATGCTAAGAAACTGGCTGCTCTTGAAGAGATCCTGTATGGTAAAGATCCTTCTTCCGCCGAAGCAGATGATGGTGTTGAACCGAGACTTCCGCTTCCGGACGAAGTAATTAAGATTATGACCGCAGAAGGCTAATCAGAAATAATACACACCACAGATGGAGTCGTATTCAGGAAAGCTGGCGACTCCTTTTTATTCGAAAGGAGAACAAAACTATGTATGCAGTAACAAAGACTTATAAAGATTTTAACGGCGTTGAGCGCACCGAAACAAAGCTCTTTAACCTTACCGAAACAGAGGTTATGGAGATGGAACTGGGCACAGCTGGTGGAGTTGCTGAGATGCTTCAGCGCATCGTAGATGCAAAAGATCAGCCGACCATTATCAAGTTCTTTAAGGAATTTATCTTAAAGGCATACGGAGAGAAGAGTGCTGACGGTACATATTTCGAGAAGTCTGAAGAGATTTCCAGAAAGTTTGCTTGCACTCAGTTCTACAATCTTCTGTTTATGGAACTGGCTACAGATGACAGCAAAGCCGCTGAATTCGTAAACCATGTAATTCCGAAAGTTGTAGATATCAAGAATCATTCGGAAAATCCGGAGATTGCTCCTGTGGTTGCCACCACGAACTAAAGAGGTGAGATCGAATGCTTGAACTTACGATACCAAGAACCGATCTGTGGGATGAGCGGAATCAGCGATTTATCCCTGTAAAGGAACAGAAGTTGCGTTTGGAGCATTCGCTCGTTTCACTTTCAAAATGGGAAAGTAAATGGTGCAAAGTCTTCTTATCTAAAGAGCAGAAGACAATTGAAGAAACCATTGATTATATACGCTGTATGACACTCACACAGAATGTTGACCCGCTGGTCTATCGATGCATTACCAATTCTCACATTGATGCGGTAAATGCCTATATTGAAGCGCCTATGACGGCTTCGACTGTTAAGGAAGAAAAAGGTGGTCCAATAAACAGGCAGCAGATAACCAGTGAACTTATCTATTACTGGATGACTGCATATCATATTCCATTTGAGTGTCAGAAATGGCATTTGAATCGTTTGTTAATGCTTATCCGGATTTGCAATGCGGAAAATAAGCCCCCGAAGAAGAGAAGCAAACGAGATTTATACAGACATCATGCGGAAGTAAATGCCGCAAACAGAAAGAAATTTAATTCGAAAGGATAGTGATAAAAATGGCGAAATCAAGACAGGCCGTTGTTAATCTTGTCGAATCCTGGGATGGAAAGAAAGAATCGAACGGCTCACATAAAAGCATTATCGATTTATATAACGACTTCTTTGAGAAGATCTGCGCGGGCAAATTTCCTCGTGGCATTCGTATGCGCTATGACTGGGCTTGGTGCGCTTGCACCTGGTCTGCATTAGCGGCAGCTCTCCGATATGAGAGCATTATGCCTATGGAAATTTCCTGCTATTACCTCATCGAAGCAGCAAAGAAAATGGGATGTTGGCAGGAGAACGATGCTTATGTTCCGAGTCCTGGAGATGCGATTTTGTATGACTGGCAGGATAACGGAATCAGCGACAACACAGGCAATCCGGATCATGTCGGTACCGTAATCGAGGTATATAAGGAATCTGGTTATATGGTTATCGAAGAGGGTAACTACAGTAATGCGGTCAAGAAGAGAACCCTGTCTATTAACGGAAAATTTATCCGTGGCTTCATCACACCAAAGTACGACGACAATACAGTTGCCGCTCCTGGATTAAGCAAGGGTAAAGACATCAAAACCATCGCTCATGAGGTTATCGTTGGACTGTGGGAAAGCGGCGAGAATCGTAAGAAACTGCTTACTGAGTACGGATACAACTACTCAGAAGTTCAGAACATGGTAAACCAGATTCTGAATGGATCAGCGGTAACGCCGTCCAATACCAAGCAGGATCAGAACCAGTCCGTTTCGAAGAAAGTGGTGGCTACATGTTCTGCCAAGCAGTTTAACAAGGCCGATGCTGGTGAATACAAAACAACGGCAGTTCTTTATTGCCGTAATGATGCCGGAACCAATAAGAAAGCTCTTTGTAAAATCCCGGCTGGCACTAAGGTTAAATGCTATGGCTACTACACAATGGTAAACGGAGTTAAGTGGCTGTACATCCAGTTTGTACTTGACAGTGTGCAGTATACAGGCTTCTCGTCCAGTGCTTACTTAGCAAAGTAGGAGATTCATATGATCACGTTCAGACAAAAGGGTGATTTTTCTAAGCTGACTCGGTTCTTAGAGAGAGCAAAGGAATCGGTTCGTCTCGGTGACCTCGATAAGTATGGTCGAGAGGGCGTAGCCGCCCTTGCGTCTGCAACACCAGTTGATACAGGACGGACAGCAAATTCGTGGCATTACAAGATCGAGCAGAAGCAAGGTTCCGTATCGATCAGCTTTTACAACACAAATATTCAAAATGGAGTCCCTATTGCAGTTATTTTGCAGTACGGACATGCAACAAGAAACGGCGGCTGGGTACAGGGGCGAGACTACATCAATCCTGCTATCCAGCCTATTTTTGACAAAATTGCAGATGCGGCATGGAAGGAGGTTACTAAGCTATGAGTACAACTATTGACGAACGTGTCGTCGAAATGCGGTTTGATAACAAACAGTTTGAACAGAATATTCAGACTAGTTTATCAAGCCTCGATAAGTTGAAGAAGAGCCTTAACCTCGAAGGGGCGGCGAAAGGCTTAGAAACCGTAAACGATGCCGCAAATAAATGCAGTGGGAATATGTCACCGCTGAGTAATGCAGTTGAGACTGTGCGAGTGCGATTTTCGGCATTGGAAGTGATGGCGATTACAGCTTTGCAGAACATTACCAACTCTGCACTTGCTGCTGGAAAAAATCTTGTCTCCGCTTTTACCATCGATCCGATTAAAACCGGTTTTGAGGAGTATGAGACCCAGATCAATGCCGTTCAGACAATCCTTGCAAATACCTCTTCAAAAGGCACAACGCTTGATCAGGTAAACAATGCGTTGGATGAACTAAACCATTATGCAGATATGACCATTTACAATTTTACGGAAATGACCCGTAACATTGGTACGTTCACTGCGGCTGGCGTAGATTTGGACACATCTGTAGCCGCTATCAAGGGTATTGCGAACCTTGCAGCCGTATCAGGTTCCAACTCTCAGCAGGCAAGTACCGCTATGTATCAGCTTTCACAAGCATTAGCGGCAGGAACAGTAAAATTACAGGACTGGAACTCAGTAGTAAACGCTGGTATGGGTGGTCAGGTATTCCAGGATGCGCTGAAAGAAACGGCTAAAGTTCATGGAATTGCCATTGATGAGATGATCAAAGATGAGGGCTCATTCAGAGAGACCCTTAGTAAAGGATGGCTTACCTCTGACATCTTGACTGAAACTTTGGCAAAATTTACAGGCGATCTCAACGAAGATCAGCTTCGAACCATGGGATACACCGATGATCAGATCAAATCCATCATGGAGATGGGTAAGACCGCGAATGATGCTGCGACAAAAGTAAAAACTTTTACCCAGTTATTCGACACATTGAAAGAGGCTGCCCAGTCCGGATGGACACAAAGCTGGGAAATTATCGTCGGCGACTTTGAAGAGGCGAAGGAATTACTTACGGAAGTGAGTGATACGTTCAGTGCCGTAATCAATGCTTCTGCCGATGCAAGAAATAAAATGCTTCAGGATTGGAAAGACCTTGGTGGTCGAACCATGATGATCGAAGCAGTAAAGAATGTTTTCGAGGGACTGGTTAGCGTTGCTAAGCCTGTTCGGGAGGCATTTAACGAAATCTTTCCGCCAATGACTGGAAAACAGTTAGCCGAAATCACAGAACGTATCCGTGATCTGACAGCAAAATTCAAAATGGGGGAAGAGAGTTCAAAGAATCTAAAGAATACGTTTAAGGGCGTATTTGCAGTGCTTGATATCGTCGGACAAGCTTTCAAAGCTGTTGCTGGTGGTGTCGGCGAATTGATTGGTCTTTTCTTACCGGCTGGAAACGGGGTGTTATCACTTACCGGAAGCTTCGGTGAGTATCTCGTTAAGCTTGATGAAACTGTAAAGAAGACAGATATCTTTGGTAAAGCAGTTTCGACTGTTGTTGATATCGTAAAGACAGTTATTACGTTTGTTAAAACTGCCGGAGAAAAAGTAAAAGAATTTGGAAAAGCCGCAGGGGAGAAGTTCGATTTCCCTGGATTTGAATTATTCCACTCATTCCTTGAACGAGTACATGATCGCATGGCTCAGATTGGTGATGGTGCTGGAAAAATGAAGAGCGGAGTCATTGTTGCTTTTGAGATGATGGGAGAAGCACTGGAAAAATGTAAATTTCTCAAAGTCATGGAAGCATTGTGGACAGCTGTAAAGGTAATTGCTGGCGGTATTGCCGATGCAGTCGGGACTATGATGGGAACACTTGCCGAGAAACTTGGAAATGCAGATTTCAGCGGAGTTCTTGACATTCTTAACAGCATTGCTGTCGGTGGAATTGCTTTATCAGTTTCTAAATTCTTAAAGAGTGTAACTGGAATTCTTGACGGGGTCAGAGGCTGCTTTGAGGCATATCAGACAAATCTTAAAGCTGGAACGCTACTTAAAATTGGAGCAGCAATCGCTTTGCTTGCAGGTTCTATCGTTGCAATTTCCCTGATCGATAGTGATAAACTATCAGCTTCTCTTGGAGCAATTACTGTACTCTTTGCTAATTTACTTGGAGCGATGGCGATTTTCAATAAAATCAGTAGTGATACGGGAAAAGTATCTAAAGCATGTACCGCAATGATTGCTATGTCAGTTGCAGTATCCATTTTGGCAGGAGCTTTGAAGAAGGTTTCAGACCTTGATTGGGGTGAACTTGCAAGAGGGTTGGTTGGAATTGCTGGTCTTACGACTATTGTTGTTGCATCATCTAAAGCCATGGCAAGCAGTCAGAAGCAGGTTATGAAAGGCGCTACCAGCTTAATTATATTTGGAGCGGCTATCAAAATTCTGGCTTCAGCATGTGAGGATTTATCGAAATTACAGTGGGATGAACTCGGACGTGGATTAACAGGAGTAGGAGTATTATTTGCTGAGATTGCTGTATTCCTTAGAGTTGCAAAATTCAACGGGAAAATGATCAGCACTGCAACTGGAATCGTTATTCTGTCGGCAGCAATGAAGGTTTTGGCGTCCGCTTGCAAAGACTTTGGTCAGATGGAGTGGAGCGAGATTGGAAAAGGATTAGCTGGAATCGGTGGATTACTTGCCGAACTTGCTGTCTTTACGAATTTGGCTGGAAATGCAAAACATGTGATGTCTACTGGTGTAGCTCTAATCGCTATTGGTGCTGCAATGAAAATCTTTGCTTCCGCTGTAAAAGATTTTGGTCAATTACAGTGGGATGAAATCGGCAGAGGTTTAACTGCTATGGGCGGCGCACTTGCAGAGGTAGCTATTGCTGTTAATCTGATGCCGAAGAACATGATCGGTATTGGAACTGGGCTCGTTATCGTCGGCGGCGCACTTGAAATCATTGCAAACTGTATGAGTAAATTCGGAGGTATGCAGTGGGAAGAGATTGGTAGAGGTCTTACCGTCATGGGTGGGGCCTTAGCTGAGTTGGCTATCAGTCTCAATTTCATGAAAGGTACGCTTGGTGGATCAGCAGCATTGTTGGTTGCGTCCGGAGCCTTAGCTGTTCTTGCGCCGGTACTCAGTATTTTGGGAGCGTTATCGTGGGAAGCGATTGCGAAAGGACTTATTTCTATTGCCGGAGCATTCACAATTATCGGCCTAGCAGGCGCGGTACTTACACCATTGGTTCCGACTATTCTGGCATTATCGGGAGCGTTTGCATTGATTGGTGTTGGGGTTCTTACAATCGGAGCAGGTTTACTTGCAGCCGGTACAGGTCTTTCAGCACTCGCTATCGGATTCACAGCGCTTGCAACTGCCGGAGCCGCTGGAGCGACTGCAATCGTAGCAGCACTGACAGTTATCGTTACTGGTATCGCTGGCTTAATTCCGGCTGTTCTTACAAAAGTCGGAGAAGGAATTATCGCAATCTGCAAAGTTATTGCTGCCGGAGCGCCAGCTATTGGTGAAGCTGTAAAGGCAGTTGTCTTAACGCTGATCGATGTTT